AGTGTGCTAGCAGCTAGGGCAGATCATGTCCATAGCGCAGCATCGTTATTAATGGATGGAGGAAACTACTAATGGCTAATACATTGAGAATTAAAAGAAGGGCAACTGGTAATGCTGGTGCACCTACGAGTTTGGAGAATGCAGAATTAGCATTTAACGAAGTAGATAATATTCTTTACTACGGTAAGGGAACTGGTGGTGCAGGTGGAACTGCAACTACTGTTGAAGCAATCGGTGGTCTTGGTGCTTTTATTACCTTGTCTGGTGATCAAACAATCACTGGTAACAAAACATTTACTGGTACAGTAATTGTTGCAACTCCAACCGCAAACGGTCATGCAGCTACCAAGCTTTATGTTGACGGTGCAATTGCTAATGTCGCAACCTCTTTTACGGCGGCTGGCGATAGCGGCTCAGTTTCTATTTCTAGTGGTACCGACACTCTTACAATTGCTGGTGGAACTGGTTTAACATCATCGGCAGCATCTGTTGACACAATTACACTTAATCTTGATAACACAGCAGTCACTGGCGGTTCTTATGGTGCTGCAGGCAGTGTTGGTACATTTACTGTTGATGCACAAGGTCGTTTAACTGCCGCTGCAAATACAACTATTTCAATCACTGCTTCACAAGTTAGTGATAGAGCAACAAACCTTGTAACGGGTTTGACAGGAACCGCTAATGAAATTGCAGTATCAAACTCTGGTGTTGGTGCAGTAACACTTAGCCTTCCAGCTAATGTTACGATCAGTAATAACCTCACAGTTTCTGGGGATTTGATTGTTAATGGTAATACAACAACTCTTAACACAGCAACACTCGTTGTTGAGGATAAGAATATTGTTCTTGCCAATGTTGCAACACCAACAGATACAACTGCCGATGGCGCTGGTATCACAATTCTTGGTGCAACAGATAAGACATTGAACTGGGTAGATGCTACCGATGCTTGGACATCTTCTGAGCACTTTAATATTCTTGCGGGCAAGTCATTCTACATTGGCGGGTCGGCAATACTTTCAAATACAACTTTGGCTTCAAGTGTCGTTACCTCAAGTCTTACATCTGTAGGAACAATTGGTACTGGTGTATGGCAAGGAACTGCTGTAGCTATCGCTTACGGTGGTACTGGTTCAACAACTGCTGGTAATGCAAGAACTGCATTAGGTCTTGCAATTGGTACAGATGTTCAAGCCTATAGCTCTCAATTGGCAGCGCTTGCTGCGAATACTGCTACTATTGATGGTGGTACTTTCTAAGTATAGGAGTCATAAATGGCTAATGTCATAAAAATAAAGAATTCAGGCACGACATCGCAGGCTCCAGCTACTTTGGAATATGGTGAAATTGCTATTAATTATGCTGATGGTGTTTTGTTTTATAAAGACTTAAGCAACACCATTGTGTCCTTTGACATCAGCGGGGCAATTGCTATGTCTAATTTAGATACATTAGTCAGTGATATTGAGGTGTCTGTAGCAATGCAGACATTCTAAGGCTTAGAATACCTTCTCTGATATAATTGAGTATTATGGATGATGTAAAATTAGATACAAGTAAGACGCTTACTTTAACCCTTCCTTCTGACCCAACTTCAAATGCGGTCTCTGTAAGTTTGTACCATGAGTTCGGTTCACTTGTAAGCGGACCAACAGCAGCAACTAGGACCTCGGCGGGTGTTTATACAATCACTTATGGACAGTTGGCATCTGGTCATTATGTTCTAAATTCAGCAGGCAGGCATCGTGCTGATTTTACATATACTGTATCTGGCACTTCCTATACAAAATCCCAATATATAAATGTCTACACCCCTTATATCACGGCTGACACCTTCTTTGAGGATCATCCCGAACTGGAAGATGACTGGTACGACAAGTTTGATAAAATGGAAAAGAAAGTAAGAAATATCATTAACACATTCTGCGGTCAACAATTTGACTATTATCCATCAAAGTATATTGAAATTTCTGGAACAAATAAGAAAACTTTACATTTGCCTTACCCAATTGTAGATTTAACGAAGGTTACTTTAAATCTGGGGATGAGCGATGAAGCCATCCTGTATGATTCGTCAGATGCATCCTATACCGCTATAGAAAAAGCAAAGGAACCTCACAGCTTTGGAAGTTCATATTATATTCAGTTCAAGCGATCAATGCTGGATAGCATTCAAACAGTAATTACAACAAACAAGTTTAACGCTGATGATTCTTACAAGATTGAGGGCAGCTTCGGCTGGCAATTTGTTCCTAATAATATTGAGCAGGCAGCGGATTTGTTGCTTGAAGACATGATGAATAATGATTCTGAATACAGAAGGCATGGCATCCACTCCGCAGATATGGATATTTTGAAAATTCAAACAAGTGACAGCTTCTATGAATCAACTGGGAATATTGATGCAGATGTTTTGTTGATGGACTACACATTGTTTATTATGGATTATGTGGTCTAATGTCAAATGGTTCTTATTTAAGGTTTACTCATAAGTGTAATATTTATGAGAAGACAGTGACAACTAATGCCGCTGGGCAAAAGATTGCTGGATTCACAAATGTTGGTCAAATTCAATTCCAATTCCAGTCGGCAAGTTCCAGCGGTTCAACTGGGGATGAAAGAAGATTGACTCCATATCAAGACAATGTTCCAAAACATGAGGGGATTGTTCCCGTGCAGGATTCTGGAAAAATTGCTTATGGTAATAGAGTGCAATCAATTGTTGATAGAAATGGAACAAGCGTTGATGACTCTACTTATGAAATAGTTGGGTTGCAACCGAAGTTTACTTTTTCTGGGAAAAAGCATCATGTTGTTATGACTTTAAGAAGAGTCGTGGAGTCAGAATGATTAACATAAAAGTAAAAAATAATCTTGATAAAATTATTAATAACTTAGATAAAGTAAATATTGAAATACAAAGTTCATTTAGTGAAGTTGCAATGTCTAAAGGTGATTTTATTAAAAATTCCTTAAATGAACAATATTCTGATTTATTTGAAGGATCAGATATTACAATGGTTCCCGATACTGATGGGTTGAGAATAAGCATTAGATTTGAAGGAAAGAATTATTATAAGTTTGTTAACGGTTACAGGTATGATCTGCAAGAAATGGCTGGCTTTGTTAATGGTTTAGTTACAAATGTTATTTCTGCAAGCATCAAGACATCTTTAAGTGGTGGGGAAAATGGCTAAATTAAGCGTTTACGATGTTAATACACATTTGAAGGCAGACGCTACGCTCACGAGCATAGCTGGTAAGACTATGAATTTTATGCCAGTGGTTGCTACCAATGGTGAGGCGGCTCCATTTGTAGTTTACTTCTACAGCCCGAGCATCCCTAGCCCAGACGCTTATTGGATTCGTAAAGATAATGTTCGTTATTCTATTTTTGATACTGATGTTGATCGGCTATTTAATATTGCAGAAAGAATACTTGCAATACTCGGTACCACTGGTTCAATAGCAAAAAGCGGCGGGGTTGTAGGGACAAATAGCAGGATAATATCAAGCTACCAAACGGGCTCAAGCCTAGCCGCCCCTTTGGAACTTAATGGTTGGTATAGAATGAATTTAGACTTTAAAATCTGCAATGTTTAGTGAAGTGTGGTAAAATAATAAGATATGGAGTATAGTACAATAACATACATTGGTAAAAGTTCTGGTTATGTAGTCAAGCTTCGTGACACTGTTTACGAGTTTGAATGGAATAAAGGTCTGGGTATTGGGAATCGTCAAGGCGAGATCCGTACTAAAGATATAGACAGGATCGCCAAATGGCGAGACAAGAAGGGCAGGAAGATATTCCGCCTGGATAAATAGGAGGAAGTAATATGGCAGTTAATGTTTCTAACATTATTGTTGGCGAGGCAACCATTAAACTGGGTACCAACGCTAACGCAACAACCATCGCAGCAATGAACAACTTTGCTGACATTGGTGCAACACAAAACGGTTTGGAAATTTCGTGGGAACCAGACATGGTTGACATTGAGATTGATCAATTTGGCGATGCAGCTAAAGTAATTCAATCAAAGGTTAAAGTTATGGTTAAGACAACACTTGCAGAGGGTACACTTAATAACCTCGCACTTGCTTGGAACTACGATAACACCACTGGTGGAGATGACATCATTGCTAACAATGATGGCGCAAACACAAAGACATTCTTGTTCGGTGCACAGGGAGTAATCCCATACGAGAAGGGACTTGTTGTTACAGGTACAGCACCTGGTTCAACAGCAGGTTCAACTCTTACCCGTTCATTCTACACAAAGCGTGCGATTTCAATGGAATCATCCTCAATCAGCATGAAGCGTGCAGAAGCAACAATGTTTACAGTTGGCTTTAGAATTTTGCCAACAGTAGCAGACACTGGTTATGAGTACGGCAAGATCGTTGATCAAACCGCATAATTAATACAGAAAAATAATTTAGTTAAAGGCAACGCCCCTCTACATTTTGTGATAAACTTAATGTTTGAGGGGCGAAACCCTTTAAAACTAGACACAAGGATGGAATATTTTGAGCGATAAAAATAAAGACATTTTGGCAGGAAGAGATATTATTTTTGCTGATGGTAAGACAAGAACAATTAAGCCTTTGACTATTCGCAATTTGCGTAAGTTTATGGCTGTAGTTAAGGATCTTAAAACAGAAGATTCACTGTCCGATGCAGATATTGACATCATGGTAGAAGCAGCAGGTATTGCGCTTGCTACTGTTGATCCAGAGCTCGGTAATAATAAAGAAAAACTTGAAGATGTGCTTGACCTTCGTTCATTCGGTGAACTGATGTCAGCCGCAATGGGTTCAGACCCTTCCTACTAGGCGAGGAGGGGGAACACTTGACTTCGGGTCAGGGTTCTGATCTAAAGTGGGAGGACATCCCCCTTCTCAAATATGAGTCCGAGTTATTTGTTAAAACAGGTGCTTGGGAGAGTTTGGGTTATCTTGAAGAAAAATTAACTCTTAATGAGTTATTTCTTTTGTATAGAGCTTGCAATAATGACACGAGTGTGCAGATGCGTATTGCTGCTGCTGCGCAAGGCGCAGAGGTTGACTTCAATGAAGATTGGTATGACCCAGCCCCTCTTGCCCCAACTCCTGTTCATGAAATTCAGAAGATGAGTTTTGGTATGGGATACGAGCAAGTCTCAGTAACACCTTCTGCGGAAAACGAATCATAAGATGATATTTTCTATACACAGTCTATGTATAATTAATTCAAAACGGTTAAAATAAAAAAAATGAATCATTAATCGTTGCTTTAATTGTCCTAATATGCGATAATTACTATTGGCTAAATTATGTCTAACCTTGAAAACAATACTAATGATGTAAACATTACGACTAGCATTGACGGTAATGCCGCTACTGGCACTGCCGAACTTTCTGCTGAATTAATTAATCTTACTAGACAATTACAGCAACTATCTCAGGCAGCCGTTAAGCAGGCTAATGTAACTCAATCTTGGAACCAAGCAATGGGTATGTCCAGGTCGGGTGTTTCTCAGTATGCTCAGCAATTAAATAGCTCTATCAATGTAATTACAAAATTAAGCAATGCTACAAAAATTTATAAAGATGTTTTAAATGAAGCTAGAAAATCAACTGAAGGGTTTGTTCAAGCCCAGTCATTAATCAATAGCAACAAGGGCGGTCTTGATGCATCCTTTGTTCAGAGATATAACGCTGGATTAGTACAAGGTCAAAGCCATTTATCCTCAATGAGTTCAAGCAGTAAA